CAGTGATGGCAATACCGCAAGACACCGTATTCGCAATGCAGAAGTAACAAAGGCAGATAATACATTTATTCCATTATCATCACAAGAAGAAATAACCAGTATATTGAGTTCTACTACCAGAGAATTCACTACAGTGGTTTGGCATTGGAGTGGTCATTATAATAATGCTTCTAATATTGGAGCAAAAGAGTTAGACACAGAATATAAAGCGATAGGATTAAAGCAATCTCCTTATCATTTTGTAATAAAGAAAGATGGTACTATTGAAACCGGTATATCAACTGAAAATGAAAGTGCACATACTTTAGAAGAATATAGAAAATTAAGTATTGGTGTTGTATTTGTTGGTGGATATAATGGTGCACCTGGTGGTCCTCCTGGTTCTGTCCGACTCGATGTAAAATCATTGACACAACAACAGTGGAATTCATTTTACATGTTTATGAAAGCATTTTATATGGAAAGACCAGGTGGTTGTGCATACGGTCAAAATGATTTGATAGAGAATGCAACTTCAAGTAATGGACCTGGATTTGATGTTGGTGAAAAAATAGCAGGCTATCCATTATTTAAACGTAATGTTGGTAACCCACTAAATGATCAAAAGTTTTTAACACATGAAGAAATAATACGAGAGCTCAAGACATCAGAAAGAGCTATTAATGAATCTAAGGGAATACAATAATGGCTGATACTTGGGTAGTAGATTTTAAAGATAAAACTGACTTAGATGAAGTTACAAAATCTGCAGATAATAATACAGGAGATCCTCGAGGAGAATATCCTACACCAGAATATTTTTATACATCTTCAGCTAATCATGAACAATATGAATTGAAGGTTCCAGTAGATCCTACTATTAATATGGCAGATATTGATATTTCTTCAAAAAGTTCTGTAGATTATAAAAATGCTAGTGTTAAAGTAACTAAATCTGGCCATGCATTGATTTTTGATGATGCAGGTGGAGCCGAAAGAATAATACTAAAACATAAAAATGGAACTGGTATTGAAATGAGACAAGACGGTTCTATGGTTATGAGAACCGAAACAAATATGATTACTTCTGTCGGAGGAACCGGCGTATTGATAATAGACGGTGATCTTAAAGTATCATGTAAAAACGTAGAACTCGATGCAACAGGTGACATGGATCTGAGAGTTAAAGGCGATTACAATGTAAGTGTTGATGGAAATAAAACCGAAAGAATAAAAGGTACAGATAGAAAATACGTAACAGGTAATAAATCTACAACTACTACAGGCAATGTTAATAATACAACTGTCGGTACCGTAACTGATACTACGCTTGGTAATGCTAGTAATATTGTAAAAGGATATTATAACAATATAGTTGGCGGTACATATTCAATGGCTGTCAAAGGATTTGCAAGATTTACATCACAAACTGAAATAGCTATATCTTCTGGAAATATTAATATGGCTGCAGCCGATCTTTCTATATTCGGTGCAGCAGGAACTATTGGCGGAGCCAATGTAACATATTATGCAAAAAACTATTTTGGAACATCAGCTACATTTACTGCAGGTGTAACTGCTCCTACATTCAAAGGTCAACTAGATGGCAAAGCTTTAACAGCATCACTTGCTGATAAAGCAACTGGCGCAACTACAGCTGGATCGATAGGTTCAGCTGGATCTGCTGGAGGTATGAGTTTTACTGATACTGATGATACTGCAACTGCGCAACCGACTACTACGATACTCACAGATTATTTAAGTAATTCTGATAGAGGTATTCAGAAAGTTGTTATAGATGCAGGCGATCATATTAAAAATAAAATAGATCTTACAGCTGCGACTGGTGGTAAAGCAAAAACTGAATTATCAGTTAAACAAATAAGAGCCAAACTTAAAGATGATAATAATGCTGTTGATCCAGGATTTTTAAAATATCTTTATGGAAGAGAAAAAATAAATCCTGAGTTCAATAAAAAAATTCCAAATAATGTAGGTAGATCTTTCGACGGTAGCCAAGCTTTAACACCATTTCAAAACATGAATTCAACTCCGGTTTTAATAAAAAGTCAGAGACAACCCAAAGAACTATTACCAGATTCAAGATATAATCCTGTGTACATACGTGAAGCAGCGATATGGCATCAACAAAGTCAATCAAATTCACTTGATTTTATCACTGGTAAAACTTTAATTGGTTATGGTATTCCTATTTCTACATTTTTAGAAGGACCTATAGCATTAGTAGATTTGACTACTGAACTCGATAACGAAAAAAGATTAGATTTAGCAAAGCAACTAGTATTACAAGCCGAAGTAATTAAGTTTGCAAAAAATACTCCACAGTTTGCAGCTGATTATCATCTTATAGTTGAAGAAGGTGTGTATATTTCAGAAGCCGGTGAAAATCTAAAAGAAGGATCTATACCATATCTCGCTAAAACTGGACGTGCAATCACTTATGCAATGTATAGAACTCCAGGAGGTAGAGCTACATATGAATCTTTAAAACCTGATTATACGGCTTCATATGAATTTGCTATTAGACTTGCAAGTTCTTTATTTGCATATGATAAAATAATACTTAACTACGATAACATTGGTGAATTTTTACACGCTCAAATTATTGTAACAATGCCTGAAGTTGATAATGAGTTTAAGTTTACGACTACTCCTACAATGGGATTAGAAACTCGATTCAATAATAAAGTATTAAGCAATACTGATCTTGTTGAAATTGCAGAATCGTATTCTGTGAAAACTCACAAAAATCCAGAAGCTCAAGTTGGTTCATTGATATATGATGTGGTAGGACAAGTACGAGATAAAAAAGTAAAACCTATTTTTGAAGAAGGATTGTCAATTGCAGCAGGTATAGCAGGAATAGATTTAGTTACAATCACAAGCGGTGCACAACCTGGTACAGATGGAAGAAGAATCGGTTCGTTTAGACATGATACTGGTTTAGCGGCTCAACTTACATTAACTAAAGATGGTAGACTGTTAAGCGCTGCAAATGTAAAAGATCAAGCTGTAATGAGCGAATTTCTAAAAGCCGCAAAAACACAAGGTATTTTAGCAGGTGGTATGTCTAAAACTTATTTAGGTAATACTACAATGCATCTTGATATGTTGGGTGCCCAAAACCATAAAACCAGTGGTTACGATAAAAAGACAATTGTGACATGGAAATCTGATGCATGGTTTACTTATGCAATGAATAATTAATAAAACTGTTATAAATAAAGGTAACTAAAAGAGATAATCATGGCCACTAAACTATCAGCAGAAGACGTAAGATTAGGATCGAGTTCTATACTTGGATCTCGAACTAAAGTCTATAAAGATATAGATCTTACGTTTGCAGCAAAACCAAGTGGAGAGATTTTTAAGAAGACAGATGCAGCCGCGGTAAAACAGGCAGTTAAAAACTTAATGCTCACAAATCATTATGAGAAACCTTTTCAACCTAAATTTGGCGCTAATCTCAGAGATTTATTATTTGATCTTGCTGATGATGATTCAGAAGAAGATATTGAAGAAAATTGTAAACACGCTATTAATGCATTTGAACCAAGAGCACGAGCATTAAACGTTACTGCAATAGCAAATCCAGATAGAAATTCTATTAGTGTAACTGTAGAATTTAGAATAATAAACTCAGACGAATTCGTACGATTCAATACTACGCTTGCGAGGCTAAGATAACATGGCAACAACAATTAACTCAACCGCATTAGATTTTATAAACATAAAAACTAATCTGAAAACGTATTTAAAAAATACATCAGAATTTGCTGACTATGATTTTGAAGCATCTGGTCTCTCAAATATTCTTGACGTGCTTGCATATAATACGCACATTAACGGACTAACTACAAACTTTGCATTGAATGAATCATTTCTTGGTACCGCACAACTACGATCTAGTGTCGTATCACTTGCAACTGGTATCGGTTATGTACCAGATACTGCTACATCTGCAAAAGGTACAGTTGGAGTTACATTGAGTTTAGCAGGTATCAGTGGCAGACCAACTACTATTGATCTTCCTATTAATACTCGATTCTCAGCATCTGTTGATGATGTCACATACACATTTCAAACAAGAGAAGTTCATACTGCAGAAGACGATGGCAATGGTTTATATCAATTCAAAACAACAGACAATTCTACTTCTATTCCAATATTCGAAGGTACTCTAAAAACAAAGACATTTAATGTTGGCGAGTTCAATGAAGCCGACGTTTATATGATTCCAGATGCAACTCTTGATGCAGATACTGCAATCGTAAGAGTTATAGATGGAAGTACAAGTAGTGTATATACTAATATTACTGACGCTACTACTATCTCGGCTACATCTACTATTTACATTTTAAAAGAAGCTCCTAACGGATTCTATCAGTTATCATTTGGTGGTAACGGAATTCTTGGTCTTGCGCCTGCGGCTGGTAACACAATTACTGTAGAATATCTTTCTACTAAAGGAGCCGTAGCAAATACTGCAAAAGCATTTTCTGCTCTTGATACTGTAACTGTTCTTGGTTCTGCTCGAACTCTTACTGTTTCAACAACTGCAGCTGCGATTGGTGGAGATGAAAAAGAAACGATTGCTTCTATTCGTACGAATGCACCATTTCAATATGCATCACAAAATAGAATGGTTACGCCCGAAGATTATACTGCTATCATCAATCGAAACTTTTCTACACTGATTAACGATATTATATCTTGGGGTGGTCAAGATAATCCAGAGCCTAAGTTTGGTACAGTATTCTCGGCAATTGATTTTGAAGATGATGTAACTGCTACTACTCAAACTGAAACTAAAAATGCAATCATAGAACTTGTAAAGCAACTTGCTGTGATATCGTTTAATGTAGAGTTTGCAGATCCAGTCGAAACATTTATTGAAACTCAGTTATTCTATCAGATCAATCCTAACTTGACTGCACTTTCTACAAACGCGATTACTACTTCTGTTAAAACAGCAATCGATGCTTATTTTACTGCTAACACTGGTAAGTTTGAAAAAGCATTTAGAAGATCTGCGATGTTAACAAAAGTTGATGAAGTCAGTTCTGCTGTACTTTCATCAAGATCTATTATAAGAATGCAACAAAGAATCGTTCCTACGGTCAATACCTTTAATTCAGCTATACTTACATTCCCTTCTGTTATTGCCGCGCCTTCTGCAAAAGCCTCACCAAGCTTTGATGATCAAGTAGTGAGAAGTACTACATTCTTAGTTGATGGAAATCCATGTCGAATTCTAAACGAACAAAGTGCAAATGTGGCCACTAATAAATTACAAGTAGTAGAATCTGGTACTAATACAGTTCTTGTAGATAATATCGGATCATTCAGTACTACAACTGGTGTATTAACTATTACTGCATTCAGACCGACAGGTTTACTAGGCGGGGCTACTGATATTAAAATAGCAGTAATACCTGCAAACCAAAGTGCGATTGCACCTGAAAGAAATAATATTATTAAGTATGATGCAGGCGCAAGTACTATTACTGCAGTAACAACAGAAGCTGAAAACTAAAGATGGATAAAACCCTTTCAGATATAGGAAGACGCGAACTAGATTTCACTGGGAATCTAATTGCTGAGGCATTACCCGAATGGTTTAGAGAAGATAATCCTAAACTTATTACTCTATTAGAAAAATACTATGATGACTTAGATGCAAGTGGAAACTTCGGTAATCAAATAAAAACCATTCCTACGCTTCGAGATATATCACAGACCGCAAAATCAAATCTTACGTTTATAGAAGATGAACTATTACTCGGTCAAAACTATATTGAAGGTGCATTAGATCAACGTACTGCTGCTGGTTTGTCAAATAACTTTTATAGATCTAAAGGTACTAAGTTTGGTATCGAAAGATTCTTCAAAATGTTCTTTGGTGAAACACCAGATATAGTGTATGGTAAAGATCTTGTATTTAAAGTTGGTAGTGAAATAGGTCCAGAAACTGGATTGAGAATTACTGATCCTACAATATATCAGTTTTGGGGAATACTTATTAAACTAGGTATTGCTTCGAGTGAATGGTTAGAATTATATAAACTCTTTGCGCATCCTGCAGGTATGTTTGTCGGAGCAGAAGTACAGATAGCAACTAAGAATGCGGATATCAGCTTTGATCTTATGCCTATTAGTGTACCTGAAGCTGCTGGAGATGCACAGTTTGTAAGCCTTGCGAATGCTGCACCAGCTGGTCTTCAAGATCTATCTGGTATTATCGGCGTTACCAAGAAACCATACGATTCAGATGGTTCTACACCAGGTGGAGCTTATCGTATCGACTTTAATAGAATATCTGTTACAGACTTTAGCGATTCTGCGAATGCGCCTACAATCGATCTCAGACCACCATTTGTTAATATACTTGATCACGGATTGGTTACTGCTTCGACTACATCTACTCTCGATAAAGGCGGAGTTTTCAATGTTGCAACAGTTGATTCTGATTATGGTTCACTTTCAGTTAATCAGTTCGGAACAATCGGTTATCTCGAGAATACATTCAGCGGACTATTCGATGCTACTAGAATTACTAGTCAGACATTTGATGGCGATTCAGATGCAGTGGTTGGCGGCAACATGAGTATGTCAAATAGCTTAACAACATTCGATGCTGATGAATTTAGTTATTATACAGATTCCGCATAATAAAACGTATAAATAGTTACAACTCATAGGTTAGAAAATGGCAAGACAAACAATAAACACTGGAGCAGCAGCAAACGATAATACTGGTGACACGTTACGTGGGGCTGGTACAAAGATCAATGCTAACTTTTCAGAAATTTATACAATATTAGGTGGAGATAGTATTACTCCTACTACGAATATGCAGTTCGGTAATAACTCAATTGTTGCAGAAGGTACCAGTGCCGATGATCATGAAACTACACTAACATTTACTAATCCGACAGCAGATAGAACTATTACATTTCCAGATGCGACTGGTACAGTTTTGCTTTCAGGATCTACATTAACACTAACAGCTCCGGTTCTAGCAGGCAGTTCAAGTTCAGCTGGTAGTATTTTATTTAAAGAAGATACTGATAACGGAACAAACTCTGCTACATTGATTGGACCTGCTTCTACTGCAGACGTAACGATCACTCTTCCGGCTGCAACAGATACGCTTGTAGGTAAAGCGACAACAGATACACTCACAAATAAAACTCTTACAAGTCCTGTACTTACGACACCTAAATTTGCTGATGCTGGTTTTATAGCAGATGCGAATGGTAACGAATCACTTGTATTTCAAACTACATCATCTGCAGTTAATCATGTAGAATTAACAAACGCAGCGACAAGTAATGCTCCGACACTGAATGCTGTTGGTGGAGATACGAACGTATCATTATCATTAGCAGCTAAAGGTACTGGTTCACTTATTGTTAATAGTAAATTAAGTTATAATTCAGAAACATTAACAGGTTCATCTGTTGCTGCGTCTTTACTTATTCCATTAACTATTCTTAATTCTGGAAGTGGAGCTGTAGTTACACTAGGCGATGGAACAGTTGCCGGCCAAATAAAAATGTTTACTAATATTAATTCTGGCGTATATACACTTTATGCAAATAAATTTAATGGTCAATCATCATCTGTAGTTGTAACGAATTTATTTCAATGGGAATCAATAACACTTGTATGGGGTGGAACATATTGGGCACAAATAAGCGGAGATGTACTTCCTTTTCATCGAGAATCTACAGATCCTCGTTCAGGAATAACCGCTGCTAATAAAGCGGTTATAACCGATGCTAACGGCGATTATGTCATGCCAGACGGCGATAAAGCAAGATTCGGCGCAGGCGGAGATATGACATTGTTCCATGACGGAACTAATTCATTTTTAACAAACGCAACTGGCGCAATGAA